CATTTAAGATTCTCCACAATTGCTTCAACCATGATTGCTAAAATAATAACTTGTGTTAAACCATTCATTTTATTTTTCCTCTTTCTTTCTATCTAAAAAGGCGGCCATATTGGTCGCCTTAATAGCAATATTTATTTTTTCTTCCATCCAAGTGCTAATTCAGATGGTTCTCTTACGTTATTGTTCCATGTGCATTCCCATAAAATGCCTTTGTGTATAACAATATCGCCTGCATTGTATTCATTGTCTTTTGTCCATTCTGGATATTTAGGCTTGTTTTCTTTTGTTACCTCTTTATATAATGCTGGCGATTTATCCGGAGGCTTTGCAACATCGGAAGTATGATCAATCAAACATTCATAAGGTTTATGGTTGTGTTTGAAACGTTCTCCCTTACGATAAGGAAATTTAATTTTTTTCCATTCTTCTAACTCATCACATAGACGTATCACATCTTCGGGGTTTGCATGGTTCATTCCAATTAAAAATACATTACGTTGTAACTCCATCTTGGCTCGCAACTGTGCTAACTCCATTTCCGTTGCTGGAATTTCTTCAAAGGCGAAACGAATAGACACGTTGCTGTCATCAACCATCTTAGTTTCAAAACCTAACATTTTTACTGTTTTGAATTGATATAAAACATTTTCTTTTCCAATGCTGGATTCTACAATCTTTGCATTCGAAACGTTCTTTTGGTCCATTAGAACCGCTGTATCATAAAGCCTTTTAAAAGGTATCATCAATTCAAAACTGTTTTTTTGATATGACAAAACTTCAAATGTTTTGCCATCATTCAACTTTATTTCCATCTGCTCACCTCTATTCTGTTCTACGCCAGATATTAACTGCATAATAAGGCGGTAATGTGCTAGCCTCAGCAGTTTGTCCAACTACCTGTGTAAAGTGGTTCCAGCCTGTGTATCCTACTCCACTTCCAGCGACAACATACGTAGCATTTCCTACCGCAGCTAAGTTTGTATCATTAGCTGCTTTGTAACCAATAACGTTTGCGTTATTGTTGGTTGCACCGATTGCAGCGGCTAAATTACCGTTGCGTCCATCTCTATTTCCGTGTGCATGTGTAGCACTGCCACCCTGTGATTTAATAGGTATGTTTTCACTTGCGCCAATTAGAAATCTATCGTTTATCTTCTCCCATTTGCCGCCAAGAATAGCATTTGGATCGTAGTCCTTATTCTCATTCATTAGGATTGAGCCAATCGGATAGAAGAAATCTATCAGTCTTTGATAGGTGTTGTTCATCTTTAAATAAAACGCTTCTGCACAAAAGTTACCATTTACATCAACCTGTGTTTTTCCAAGTTGCATTAGCGCTTTTTCGATAGCCAATGTAATGTCACGACTTATCGACTGTCCAAAACTATCGGTGACTGTTAGCGTATATGTATATGCTTGATTAGGATTTGCACCACCAATAGGCTTTGTTGCAGACCATTTATTACTATTGAGCATGCCCGTAGTGCTTCCTGTAGCACTGCCTGTAATCGTGATATTGATAGCGTTGGTTGTATTACCAACCTTACCTTGCCAGTATTCGCCATCGGCACTGATTGCACCATTACTACTTTCTGCACCGTTACGAGCCACGTTTAGATTGATAATTGATGGTCGGACATACTGGTGATACTTTGCTTTCTGCGTCCAAGTTGTCACGTTATTGCGACTGTCCGTAGCGGTAATCGTGTAAGTGATTTCGCTATTTGCATTCGTTAAGCCATCAAACAAAACATCCGCTGTTGCTGTGTTGACCGTCTTATTAAAAGTCCCAACACTTACAGCGATTGATTTAATCGTTGCATGTTTCTTAGCGCTCGCTGATACTTTTACACGTTTCTTAGACAATAAAGACATGCATTCATACACGTTTGGGATAAAAGATTTTGCAACCCCTTCATCTGTAACGACTATGCTATCTAACGTTGGACTATCTGTGATTGTCAGTTCTTGCTTATATTCAGCACTTTCACCAATCTTAGTTTTAAAATCAGCCGTCCATGTTTCCAAAACAATTCCAATTTCACATCCACCCTTATCAAAATTTTTGGTGAGTTCATAAATTCTGTCCCATTCCGTTTCAGACATAGACACAACTGCACCATTTTCGTATGGTTGAACAACCTTAATCTGTTCAACGTTGACAATACTAATGCGCATACGTTCACGGTATGCATTTACTTTTCTTGTGTACGTAATAGAATACTTGTTTTCGTTATTGCTCAGAGAATAAGTATCAACAACGCTCTTTCTTGGGATGTTTCTGCACAATACATCACCACTTAGTGATGTATTCATTAGCGGATACGCTCCGAAAGTTAAACTAGCAGATAAATTTGTAGTGTAATCTCCATTATCGTCATGCCCAGCCCAAAAACCACCTCTTAATATGTTTTTAGATGTTTCAAAATGATATGGAGCACCGCCACTAATTGGTGTACAACCAGTACATTTTATTAAGTAATTACCACCGTATGTATTTCCTTGTTCCCATTCTGTATCGAGAGATACTTCAATCCACGATTTATTGTTTTCAATGTCTATCCATTGGTCTGGTTCTCTCGCCCATAAAACGATGTCGTATATACCGCCATTTACATTTTTATGGACTCGTGCAACCTCTATCCAGTTGTTATTTAATGCAACCATGATTATTCACCACCAATCCAATAAATATTCGTGCATGCCACAGTTTCACCGCTGATTTCTTTTAATGTTCCGCGTTTAAACTTGTGTGCACCTGTCGCAAAGTTACCCTCTGCTTTTAATGATTGAACTCTAGTTTCGGTAGAGTTTACATCAACCATAACTTTTCCATTAACAACGATTTTTGATGATTTCTCATCAAGTACCTGTTCAGTTGTTGAACCCTCTTTGCCTTGAATATGCATGCCGTCAGATTGCAACTTAATTTGTTTTAGAACAGCAGTTTTACCATCTATCTCTTCCGTCAGCGTTTGACTAATGCTATCTTTCGTCAATTGCAATTCCGCCTTAGTTGCATATTGCTGTGTCTGTGCTTCTAAGGCGTGCAAATCATCATTTGTTGATTGTAACGATTTTTTAATCGCTGTTGTTTCTTGCACGGATAAATTAACAGAATTGTTTAATTGCTCGATGGTTGACTTATTGGCAATAGATACATCAATCCATCCATTTAATGCATCAGCTTTGACCGCTTCGGAATAACCAATACTATCATCAGTAAAGATGGTTTTGTATCTTATCCATATCCATATATCTTTGGTCTTTTCAGGTTGCGTATTTGACCACTCACCACCTACTAATTCTGTCTTTGATGTTGACAAATAGTATTGCGGTTCGACATGCTTAACACCTCTACCGGTCTTCCCTGCTATTGATGGAGAATATACGTCTGATGTCGTCTTATCACTGTAGGTATATGTAATTTTAGTCCATAGCGTATAGCCTTCATTAACAAGTGGTATATTCTCTAACCACTGCCCATTTGGAGGTAGTATAGAGCTCGTACTCGCTTGATACGTTAGCTTGGGATTACCAACAATCCCCCTACCTGCATCGCCTTTAATGCCCGTGAGTTCAAATGGATCATGTTTAATTTCAGAGCTATTCGCTAAAACATCTGCAAGCATGTACCACATGTGCTGGCCTACAATCGTAGAAGGCTTTTCCGTGGTCCATGCTGAATCTGTTTTGGACGGTTTATCAGCAGATACTGTTTGTAAATAATATTGCTTTGTACCAGAAACTGTTCCAGCAGAAATATTTTCGACTTGTGTCTTAATTTTGTTTGTTTCAACTTGTAGATTACCTACATCGCCTTTTGCATCTTCAAGATTCTTTGCAACGATTTCAAGCTTGTTTGCATCTTGATCCACTTTAACCTGTAGGCGTTTGATTCTTACTTTATCAGAAACCTTAGTAACGACAGAATCGACATTCTTTAATGCAACTTCTCCGTCAAGTTCGACTACTGACTGTGTACCTACATACTTTCGCTTAATGCTCAAGACGATACACTTGTTGCCATCATATGTGGCCGTATCACCTAATTTAATCGTATCTTTACCAAAGGTTTTTAAACTTGACATACCGTAGAATGATTGGCCATTATACTTCGCTAAAATTGCATCTGTATATGTTTGGCTATCGCAATAGGAATTGTTTGCATCGATGTAGATTGTCTTTCCTGTATCGTTTCCTGAAGCAATCAAATTAACACCGTCATCATACGCAACACGTGAGATGGTTATTAGATCTGTTTTTTCAAAATCTGATGTAAATTCTATGTCATGATCAGCTGTAAAGAGATTTCTAAAAACAAGCGTGTTCGACTCGTCAATGAGTGCATTTGTACCGCTTAACTCAGCAATCCATCCAATGTAATCGCGCATAATAATTGTGGTGTCTATCCACTGAGCTTTTTTGTTCAGTACAGTATTTGATAACCCTGTTTTATCAATTCTCACACCAGCCAAATTAGACATCTCATCTAATTGTTGCGAGATGGTTGGATATTTATCCTTTTCATACACTAACGAGCTCTTGTACGGCTTGTTAAACTTAATCATCACGTCATACAAATTCAGTGATAACTTTTTTGTGTATTTCTCTGGAGCTTCTTGGACGATGAATTCTTGTGTTGGAATTACCGTACTATCAGCTTCTTTTAGATCAATCAAAAAGGTGTTCCCAGCACAATCGCTAAGAACACCATCTGTATTGTTTAAATCAAGGTCCAACATCACGCTTGGAGTGTTACCCAAAAGTCTATCCTCTTGCATGCTGTTAGACGAGTTGAACGATACAACTAGGTCTGTTATTTCAACAGGTGTTGCAGTTCCTTTTTTTATATAGACCTTCATATTCTAGCACTCCGTTAAATCAAAGGTGTAGCCTTGGCTATAAATGCCATCACCGATAGCGATATACTTAAATTTACATTTACTACAATACATTTTGTACGTTTTACGCCGCAGCGTTTTAATATCAAATGTTTCTACCATAAACTCTGGTGGTTCTAGCATATTCATTACTTCTGAAACCACTTCTAAGTCATCGATGGCATAAGCCAGCGCAATCTTCAACACACGAGAACGAATACGCATACGATGCATGATTCCTTTTTTAACATCGCGCAAGGAACTGTCACTGTCTAAATCACCGTATTCAGGTTCAAACTTAGTCGGCGCAGGGAGATCTTTACCATCAATTTTAATTTTTATCAATTCATAATCAATCATGCTTTAACCTCCCTTTGCTAACTGTAGTTGTTTATTTCTTTGATCTATTAGTTTTAGCAATTTATCTCGGTCAATCACGATTCCTAGATTTTGTAGTGTCTCTAAGATTTCATACATTAGTTGGATAATTACTTCTTGACCATTACCGCCTTGTGATGACATCAGTGCATCATCTATCGCACGTTTGGTCTGTTCATAGATCTTACTCTCAGGCGAAACGATTTCACCTTCGTGACGGTTATCACCAATCAAAGCTAATCGTGGAGCATTTGCTCCAACGTATCCACCTTGTGCCAATGCTGGAATATTAGGTAAATCTACTCGGAAGCCTTTACCACCGATAATAGGCACCCAATCAGGGACAGTGAAGCCTACACCGTTGATTCGGTTAATTGCACCATTGACGATAGCGATTACCGCATTGATTGGTCCCTTTACCACACCTGAAATCGTACTGAAAATACCACCGAAAATATCGATAATACCCTGCCAAGCTTGTTTCCAATTTCCTGTAAATATTCCCTGGATAAAATTAATCAAGCCACCAAATATCTGTTTGATACCATCGAAAATTTGTTGTGTTCCACTGAAGAACGCCATTACGATTCCGTTGATAAACTTAAACGATGAGCTGAAATTTGTTCCGAAAACTCTATCCAAGAACCCTAAGAATGTACGAAGGATTTCCTGGACTCCTTGCATAGCTTTATCAACATCTAATGTGAAGATACCAATCAAGAAATCAGAAAAGCCTTTGAACATCGAAGTTGCACTCTTCAATAACTCATCAACGAATTTGCCAAGAACCGCAAATGCATCCAACATAGCTCCTTTAATGAAATCTGCTAGTGGAGATAAGATATTGTTCCAAACCCATGCAACACCTGCTCCAATTGCTTCAATGGCAGGTTTCCAACCATTCCACACATCTACAATTGTTTTTAATGCAATGCTTAGGACTGTTACCAAGAAATTGGCTATTGGTGCAAGTACGTTATTCCAAAGTGAAAGCAATCCGCTAAATAGTACATCAACTGCTTTAACAAACACCTGCGCTAAGAAGGTTGCAATCGGTACGATGACCGTGTTGAATACATCTAACAGAAATGCACCTAAAGGAACTAAAACGTTATTCCATAGATTACTAAGGATACCCAACAAGCTATCTAGTGCTGTCTGTACTAAAGCTCTAAAATCGCTACTTGTCTGATACAAATAGATGAGCGCTGCAGATACTGCAGCTACAATCGCAGCGAAAAATAAAGCCGTTCCTGTTGCTGTACCAAAGACCGCTTGCAACGATGTCAGCACTCCTTCACCGTTAGCTATACCCGTGAAGAAAGTAGAAAACCCTGTTGCTAAGGACTTTAGCGGTGCTAAAAGTCCAGTGAATACACCTTTAATAGCACTCCAATTCTTTATGATTCCAAAAGTCGCAAATCCTGCAAACATTCCACCTAAAAGTGAAGTGATGATTACTTTGTGGTCTTTTAGAAATCCAGTAACTTTATCGAACACTCCTTTAACGCGATTGTAGATCTCGTCTACTCCGCTCATATCGATTGAGCCATCAGGAATACCCAAAGAGCCAAAGTCAGCACCACCGCCTCCAGCTCCCCCGCCGCCACCGGCTCCTGAATCTTCTGAATCGTGTAACACATTCAAATCATCGAACCCTGCTAGTGATCCTTTTAATTTATCTGCAGCTTTACCTGCCTTGCCAAGTCCAGACGTTAATCCACCTGCAGCGGCACCAGCCTTACCTATATTGGAAGCTATTGCTCCTGTAGCACCTGCCGCACCTTTACCACCAGTTAACAATCTGGTGAATGCAACGAAGTAATTAGCAAGTGTCTGTAGACCTCCTAGAATAACGTTTATAACGCCAATAATTGGAGTTAATACATTTATCAAACCTTGGCCAATTGTCGCCTTAAGCTCTTCGAAACGAAGCGATAGGACACGTGTACTATTTGCCCAACCATCTGATGTTCTTTCGAAGTCTCCTGCAGCATTAGAAAGCGCGTTCTGTACGAATGCTAATCGTAATGCTACCTTTTCTTGCTCTGACATCTTGGCTGTTGTTTTACCAAAGCCATTCGCCAAAGCGTATTCATCAAGAGCCGATTGAGTCATAACGACACCCAAGCTCTTGAGTGATTCTGTTTCACCTGTAAATACAGATTTTAACTTAGTGAATGCCTCATCATTCGATAGGTTATAGAATGATGCCACATCACCCGTTAACGTTGTTATAGCTGAAGCCATATCATACGATGCAGCTTCTCCGTAACCAAATGCCTGCGCCATAGAACCAAGTTGTCCCATATACTCTTTGGCTACCTTTTGCGACATGCCGATACTTGTTATTGCGTTACGTGCAAATTCATCTACACGTTTTGACATTGTAGGAAATGTAACGTCAACAACGTTTTGGACTTCAGCAAGGTCAGAGCCCAATTGAATACATTGCGATCCGAATCTCGCTAAAGCTGTAATGGCCAATACTTTGCCAATCGTAGCGCCAATAGCATTAAATCTTCCAGTTAGGATGCTATCTGCCTTATTCGCAACTTTCGCTACATCTTTTTCAAGACTGTCATTCAGTTTGACACCTAATTCAACGGACCCTACTTCTGTTGCCATCTAATCACCTCTCATTTCTATGAAGCCAATGCCTTCATGGCTTCTTCAAGGGCTCTCATAGACTGCATATAGGACTTACTATCGATAGGTTTATTGCTCTGTCTTGCCTGCCACTCATCCCGTATCCTTTTATCGCTTGCAGACATGTTTTTGATGCGTTCTTTATCCGTAGTGGATCTAACATCAACTACATGCCCTAATGGCGTATCACCATTCAATCCAGTAAGTAGAGTACAGAACTCTCCCCACTGCATTTCAGGCTCATATCTTAAACGGATTCCGTATTGCTGAGTAACAGAAGCATCGATTAAATCCCAATCCTCAAACAAGTCATAGTAAGACTCATCGTTATGCTGTGGTGTTACGAAAAGTTTTTTCCATTTCTTCAAATGACTTATCTGTAACAAGAGCCATCATTCCAATAAATAGTGATTGATAAGCTGTAATAGATAACTCCATTGCTTCAATTTCTTTAAAAGCCTCTTCTCCAAGACCTAGCTTAATAGCCTTATCGATTCCATCCACGGATGCTGCACCCTCATTAAGCAATGCGTTCATCTGTAGAACTGTATTTTTGCGGTCGTCAACTTTATAAGTTTTTCCTTCTGCAACTTGTAAGAACTTAGGCTCATTTACGAGCTTTGCACTAATATCGATAATTTTTCCCATATACATTTAAAAGGGCAGCCGTCTTGACCGCCCATTCCTTTCTTTCTTTTTTTTGTTTTTTAAACTGCTGGAGTATAAGTTGGCTTTCCATCAGAGTTAACTGTGAATTCTAATGCTCCAACATTTGTTGAGTCTCCACCTTCAGCAGATGTGACATCCACAATCGCATTGAAAGCTAACTTTGCACCGCTTACCATTGTCCATTCAAATGGAATAGTAGCTTCCTTGCCTGTCTTGAAAGCAAGAGAAGCGATGTAGTCATTTCCTTCGTCACCGATGTTTCTCTTACCCTTGAATTCAATCTTCAAAGATTTGGAAGTCATCAGACCACGCTGCCAACCTTTTGTATCCATTGGGTTCCAGTTTTCAATACCATTAGAAAATGATACTGAAAAAGACTCCAAATCAGCTACATTAACTTTCTTTGGAGTAGCTTTTGTACCAATATCAAACTTGAATTCATTGTTAAATACTGGGAATACACCTGTATATTTTTCAGACATATTATTTATTTCCTTTCATAATATATTTCGATTTCTACGACTGATTCATAGATTCCTTTATCATCCGTTCCGACGTCTTGCGGTTCCGGAACTAGCATGTTAATAAACTGCACTTTCCAATCACCTATAGTTGGATGTTTTGCATTCATGATTGTTTCAAAAAGCGTATTTGCCGCTTCATCGGTTTCCCTGGCATTGTTGTTCCAGTGAATCAATAATGATGCACGTTTAACGTTGTACGAAGACTTATTGCTTAATGCCGTTATTGGACTACCAGAAGTAGACAACTGGTAAACACCTATCGCCTTATCAGGCTTCTGATCTAACTTACCGATATAGTAATGTTCAAATAAATTTAGTGTTTTCAACCAGTTTCTAATTTCATAAAGTCTCATTGTACTAGACATCTGCACACTCCTTTACAAACGATTCAAATCGTCTTTTTACCCAACCTGCATATTTGCCTTTAGAGGTCCACGGTTCAAACCACTTACCACCTGCATGCTCATTGTTTTCTGTACGGAAGTTGTATTCCGGATGAAAATAAAGCCTACGAGCGTATGGAGTGGATGAAACTACATAAGCGTTATCAGGATTACGTGTATCATCAACAAACGTATTTTCCTGCAGGGTTCCTTTGTCAAACGGTATCACTTGCTTATCTCGTACATCTGTACGGATAGCGTCAGCCGTCTTGTACAATGCCTGCCGTAATCCATCTCGCAATGTAGCAACGTTTCCGTAATGGATTCTAACCTTACCCAAGATCTACCTCACAGTAATTCACGCTACCATCAGGGTTGCGTACCTTCTTCCCAGAAACTATTGTTCGTTTCTCCCCAAAGATAATCGCCTCGCCTGCGCCAATTTCAAGCACGCTAGGGGCTATATCTCCGTTAAATAGGCAAATACCCGTCAATTGCACAAACGTCTCTTTATCGGTACGTACGCGCTTTGCAGAGCCTTGATAATTGCACAAGGCATCCAGCTCTACAGCTTTGACCGGTGCTCCATCTTCATCGATTCCCTCTTGATGGAAAATCAAATGAATTGGAGTCTTGCAGAACTGTGGTAATACCAATGATGGCCAACTACCCATAATAGCCAAACCCTCTATAGCAAAGACCTGTTCTAAGTAGTGTTTGATACAGTTCTTCAGGCATTGCAATTCCACCTTCAACATGTAGATTCCACGCTTGGCCAAACTGCATTGAAACACCATTGATCGCGTAGCTACTCAAGTAGGTCTCTAACATGCTTTCGTTTTGATAAAGAAATTCTGCTTGCCGGCATATCACATCTTGGATGGAAGACTTACGAAAAGGGGACAGGCTATCAAAGCCCATCCCTTCGATTCTTCCTCTACAGATAATGTTAACTTGCCGTGAAGCAATCGTTAAATATCTATCAGCATTACCCTCAGTCAAGATAATACCGTTATAGGTGTCCTTGTAATACGCTTTATCGACGTATTGCATTTACATCACCTCATTTCTTGTTGCTTTTCTTATCTGTTTCTTCGATTTCAGGCTGAATCTCCGGTTCAACAATTGGCTCAATAGGCTCAACTTGTTCAACCGCTTCTAGATCCACTTCATTTACGAAGATTTTTCCTACTGTTTCTGCCATAATCTGTACCTCTTATTAGGCAACGTGGTGGCAATATACACCAGCAAGCTTGTTTTCATACACATCAACTAAGCCATACTTGCGGTAGCCAAAGATATAGCCGTCTGCTGTTTGGTTTTGATCAGGTGTAACAATCTTAGGAGCGACGTGCTTGTTGTACTTTAAGATTGCGGACTTTTCAACAATCATGAAGTTGATTTCCTTACCGGCTGTGTTCTTTCTGAAACCACCAGCTTCTTCGCCGCTTGTCTTACCATCAAGTAAATCAATTGTTGTGTAGAAACGAGCTTGTGGAACTTCTACAACCTTTGAGAACTTGTTTAGAACAGCCTTAGACTTTGTTGTGTCTAGATCATCAATCAAGCCCTTTAATGTAGGCGTGATGTAAAGGATACGGCTTTCTGTTGGAACCTGGTCTTCATCCATCTTTGTAGATGCTGTACGTAACGCCTTAACCACAGCTTCACCAGTAGCTAATGCACCGGTTGCACTTGAAACGCCTGTCTTACCTGCTAACTTGGCAAAAGTAAATGCATCTCCTTCAGGAGCTACCTTTGTACGTGTGAACTCTCCCATAATCTTTGGAGCAATCACATTCATTGTTTCTTCTTCATCCATGTTGTCTACATTGAATGCACGACCACGCTCATAGTTGAACTTAACAGTTTCATACTTGAACTTAACATTGCCCTTTGTATAGCCTTCGTTACGGTCGTATTTTCCTAAACCATCCATCTCTAACTTAGGGACAACGATTTCATTCGCATTTGCTCCTTCTTTAGCTAGTTCTGGATCAGATTCTAGATCGGCTGTTAATGATGCGAGTGCATAAGCCTGATCTAATAATGGTACATATTTCTTTGCATATTCGATTGTATTTGGCATTTAATATTCCTCCTATTTTTTAACACCAAAATTTTTGGCAAGGACATCGTCTAATGATGCCTTTGAGTTGGAGCCATCTGCTCCGATTTTTGTAAAACCTTGGGTTGTCGTTCCTGCCTGCGCTTTGAAATCAGGGAATGCCTTTACGACTTCTTCAATAGCAGCTTTAACGCTATCTTCATTAATTTCCCCTTTATCGTTTAACAACTTGGAACGATCAATAAGTTTTGCTAAGAAAGGTAATTTTTCAGCACTAACGCCTTCAGCAAGTTCTGAAATCTTCTTATCGATTTCAATGTTTTGAATCTGTAGCTTTAATCGCTGATTTTCTGCAAGCATGTCTGCTTGTTCTTTTTCTTTAGATTGCTTGTCAGCTTCTTTCTTATCCTTGAACTCTTTGATTGCCTTATCCATTTCATCAGCAGATACACCTTGCTCCTTTAGATACCCTTTCAGAGCAGCATATTGAGCTTGTGATCCACGCTTATCTAAAACATCAGCAATCTTGTCGTAGTCGATAGAAACGTTTGTATTTGCTCCTTGCGCGCTAGGTGAAGCACCATTGTTATCATTTCCATCTCCTGTGTTTGGTTGTGCTCCATCATCAGCAAAAAACTGAATGTGAAGCGGATACTTTAATACTTCTTTCATAGTTCCTCCTGTTTTTTTTGGGTGTCTCCCTTAAATCAAACACGCACAGTTTTTAAGGCATATCGTGATTGGCCATAAGAAAAGCCACTACTCTTCTGCAGTGACTTCTGTTTCTTCGATGATTTTTTCACCTTCACTTACGATTTCTGCTACTCCGAACATCGTAAGAAGCTCAGCACGTTCTTGAGAACATTCAAATTGATCATCAACAATCATCAATTTATCTTGTTCTCTATCGAAATAATCCTGTGTGACCTTAACTTGCACCATTTTCCTTTCTCCTTTCATGCATGAAAAAAGCACCCTGCTCTAGGATGCTTGATAAAAGCTTATTATCTATCTTCTGAATGTAGTGCTTCTCTAAGTAAATTGAATTCTTCTTGCTCTTCTGGAGTTAGTACGACCCCTTTTTTCACAATTACATCATTGTGAATAAATTCAATTTTTCCAGTGATTAATTTACCAATATTCGGAATCATATTTTACCTCCTATCCATTTTGATTTTACCAGAGATTTGATCGTATTACAAACTTTATTGTTAGCTATACTAGAGAATGCCTCAGCTACGGCTTCGCTATCGGTATATGTAGCATATTTTGAAATATATTTACTAATAATTTCATCCGATTTATTTAATCCGCATTTTTCCAGAGCTTCATCTAATAACTCAGTCGCATATGTGTGTTGCTTACAGTCATTAATGATTTTTTCAACATTAGGGACTCCCATACTATCTGTGTTTATCCTAATATTGTATTTATCCTCTAACACATGGCATAACTCATGTCTCAAATAATCTTCTAATGTCTTTTTAGGCGATAGTTCCATATAGCTCAGTTCCGATATTTTTTCAATAGCTTTAGCATTAGAAAAATAGTTACTATTTATATTCAATACACTTCTCAAATCACTATTTAGATTCTTTGTTGACATTAAGTTTTTAAGATTCATAGGTTTGAAAAAGATTTCGCTAATCCCGTTCTTTAAAGAAGGGATTTCTTTATCTATTAAGTTATGCAAAGCTTTATCTACTCCCTGTAGCACTTCTACCGGAATATCCTTATAGTCACCTTGTAAATTCGCGCCCATCATCTCCCCATCGCGTATTGCCATGAAACGTTCTTTATCGTACTGCTCTGCTTGTTGTATATACTTCTCATCAAGTCCTATTAAGCGTTGCTCTTTATCAGCATGTTCCTTAATTTTGTCTTCACTTAGAGAACCGACCTGTAGTCTTCTTTCACGCTGAATCTGATGCTGTAGGTAGTGATGCTCTTGTGTGCCTGGTGGATTCTCATATGTCGGTTGTCTTGGATCACCATCATCATCGTTATCCATGCCAGGATAATAAGTGCTTAGGTGATGCTTGCAATTTGGATGGAATAAACCACCGGATATAGCCGTGCTCAACAAAGGTAAGTTAAGCTCTTCAGCTTCTTCTGGTGTTCCTCCACTATACACATCATCAACATACACACGCCCCTGCCACGGTTGACATGTTTTAGAACACATACCATACCGTGAAACTTTGACTGTATGCACACCTAATTCCTGACGTTTAGCACCGTCTGCATACATACCAATTCGCTTATTTGTTGTACGTAGTGACATCTCTGAGTATGTTGCCATGTTGACATGTCTGCCACCTTTGTACACAACGCAATTAATTCCTCTAGTAAGAAAATCGTTACTGGCCATATCAATCGCTTTATCAAGTGTTCCTGCGCCACTTGCTAAATACGTTTGCGCATTGTAAATAACTTTGCGGTACTCGTCATTAGCTTTACGCAGCATTGCGTGCTCAGCCTTTACTAGATCGCCAGTCGTCGCTTTAACTAAAGCCTGCACCTTTCCGGAGTGTACGCCAAAGAAATTTGTTTCTCTTTGGCCAAGAATGCTATCAAGAAACTGTTCATTGATTGCTTTGAATTCCGAAGAAAAAAGTCTTGGATTTTTCTTCTTGAATTCCTCTAAAGACTTTAATTGCTCTGCCTGCCATCTAGACCAGGTGAAGCCGTATTTATTTTCTTCTTCATTGTGCCTTTTCCAATTTCGTTTCATAGATGAAATCAGTTCAAGCTCAATACGTCTAAACGCTTCAGCAATATCGTAGTCCATTAACTAAACATATCTGCAGGCACATTCGGCTCCGGTAGCTGCACTGCACCACTTTCTTCAGCAATACGTTGTGCTTCTTCATCTTTCCAAGCATCTTCTTTAGATTCACCATACATCTCATCAAGCGCTGTTCTAATTGACATAACACCACCTTGCTTAGCTTTAGTGACAGTTTCGACAACAGCTTCGAACGATGGATTTGCATACTCTCCGAAATCAACATTCACGTCAAGATCAAGTAATTGTGACAAACCCTTATTAGTCATTCCATCTTTTACCATAAGCACACTTGTAATTAGCTTAGGAATCATCTCTGTAAAGGCTTCAATGATTGCGTTTCTTGTATACAGAGTTGTTTTCTCTTTCTCTCGCTGAGCTTCAGCATTCTCTAACTTCTTTGTATCAATGCCTAATGTTGACGGGCTAATCAAGCCTTGTAGGCATAGATCCAAATAAGTAATGTAACTCTGCAGATAGTTCTCTGTTGGGATTGAAGGCTGCACAACGCTGATTTTCTGTTTTGCATCCTCACCAATAGCGTTTCCTGTTTTTATAAAGCGATCGTCAAAGTCATTTGGTAGAAGGTCCATTCCATTAGCGCCTTTAGGCACTAACGAATCAGGAATATACTTTGTCGCACGCCCAGCTCTAACTGCATCTGCCCATTGCGAAACAACCTCATCAAGCGCATCGTATGAATCCTTTTTCTTATCAAAAATTGATTCACCTCGACCTTTGTACATGGTTGATTCAAAGATAGAAAAAGGGATTGCCATCATAAAGCTTCCCTTTGTTTTTGTTTCCTCATCATATCCGCCAAACTGCACATCTACTAGGTCCTTTGTTTCTTCTAGCTCATAAAGGTCCGTCTTATCCAAACTATAACTATTGATATGAAATAGCTCATACTTAACATAGCCATACCCGTAGCGTTCCTTCAGTAAGTACTTTCGTGTTGTACCTTCTTGAATTTTAATCGTCTTGAAAACAATCTCCACTAATCTTCCACGCTTGTAGATTAAATCAATCTTATCTCCTGGATAAAACTCAATGATTGGCTCATCTGAAACATCGCTATCAACTGAAATCTTGAAAGCACCATCCCCAACATACAGAGTATCTTTGATTGCTTGCTTGAATAATTTCTTTAAATTATTATCATCTGCAATCTTCTGCCATTCGTCATTACGCTTATTGACTTCGATTTTATTCAAATCACGAATAACAATATCCGTTAGCACTCTTACCGTTAATCCTGGCAAGCCTGTATGAATCTTGTGAATAGGTGTAGACGGCGTTGCTCCCCAGAATGTTGCATTCTTATTGCTAGTACCCTTTATTTGCTTATAGAGCGCCGATAATTCCGCTGGCTGACCACGCATCCATACTCGGTTGATTCCTGCGTTAAATTCATAATCGTAGGCTTCATCAATCGTTACACCTTCTCGATCAGCAGGTTTTATTTCAAGCCATGATTGAATAGCTTGCTTGATGTTCATTCCAATACCCATTGGTTACTTTCCTCCAATTCCTATTTCTCTCTTAAATGGCAGCCAAGCATACTGATTTGCGTTAATCGTATGATCGTTGCCATCTTCAGGTTCATATTTGTTTTCCTTCCAGCTGTATACTTCCATTTCGTGAATGTGATTCTTGCAGTGGTCTAATACCAGGTAATCACCTTTAGCAATCCAACCCAGCTGCAGGTTGATACGGTCGATAATCTTCGTTTTCTTGTAGGCTGGTATCACCTCGTAGATGCTGCCATTCAAGCGTTTGTATTTCTGCCATTCTGTGATGGTCGCTTGATCAGCCGAATCCAAGAACATGTACTTTGCGTATCCCCACTTCTCTCGATTGCGATCTGCAAAATCCACTAATCTTTGTACTGTGTCGCTTGGAGCAATCGGAATCTGTAGATCCGCATTGTTATAAACTTCTTCATCAAGTGTTACCAACTTGCCATCAACAGTTATTCCCTGGAACAACATCGCAATTGTATCAGGTGACTTTTGTGAGTAAGCTGTATCGATACCTACCGTGAAAACCTTAAAGGCCTTCCTGAGCTTATCTTTGCCGCCTATTTGAGCGATTAATCGCTCACATGTAATAACATTCGTCTTACGTTCGAAGTTGCTAAAAACAAGCCCTGTAGCTCTTCCACGAAGCCCCTTGATTTTATTCTTCCAAAGTTTTGTACCAACAGGTACTGATTCGATGATCTGCTTTTTCTTTTCTGCAGATAATCCATAGTTATCATCAAAATTAAAAAACCAGTGTATCCAGTTTGGATGCTCCGGCTCGTTTAAATCATTTAGAATCTCTTGTGGCGTTTCTTTTGTCCATTTCTGAATAGGCCGGCAACGGTTGATGTACTCTTTATACACCGGCAATGATGGATCATCAGGGTTCAATGTCATCATCGTATAATCTGCACGCATAATAGACTCACGTACAAACTCCATATTCGCTGTGTTTACCTCGTCAATAAGTAGACAACCGTACTGACCACCTAATGCATCTTTCCACTTCTCTTTTGTGGAATAGCCAACGATAAAGACAATCTTATCTCCGGCCGTAGCATGCACGATCAAGTGTGGCATCTTGTATTCTTTTGATCCGTTGCCTTTGTACTCTACAAGATCGCCAAAGTCATCCAAAATACCAAGGTCTTTGTTAATCAGGTTCTTTTCTACCGTGCCTGTGTCATCACCAGCGATGATGTGGAGCTTCTTAGGGGATTGCCAAACTTTTAAGATGAACTTATAAACCCCAACGGTTGTTTTACCTGCAGCAGTTGAACCTTCAAGTGCTTCCAGTTCTGCATCATACTTTAGAAATGCTTTGAACTTAGGAGATAAGATTAATCGCAAATCGCTCATTCTTCATCAGCAACCTTCAACTGTTCGATTACATCATCAACCTTAGACTGCTTTGTTTCTAGTCCACCCGATAGTTCAACTTTCTTTTGGAACATACCTAGATGTTCGCCTATTAACTTTAAAGCCGTATTAGCTCCTTTACTGTCAAAGGTAAATTCTGCATCAGAATCAACATACGAGTGCGAATCGGAATCCCACACTTTAACCGGAGTAGCTTGCATACATCTGTTTTTAACTTCAATAAGGTCTTTAAGTACGTCTGCAGCAGTCACCTTAGCTTCTTGTGCAATCTGCTCTTTCAGCTCACGCACGTACGCGGCAACGTTAGCATTTGCTAGCAGTCTACTAGAATTAGCAGATGCTGTTCTATCGCTTTTGCAGTTAGCATATACTAACTTGTAAGCACGTATTGCATTGAGATCGACCACATACTCTTCGCAGAAACGCTTTTGCTTGTCTGTTAATTTCTTCATAGGCTTGCCCCTTTCTACGTCATACACACATTGGAAACTATCAGCAAAGTATGTCATATGAGTACACATGGAAAATAAGCCAAATAAATTTCAGAGGGAAACTGCTGATAGTCTCGAATCTACATAAGAAAAAACCACAAGCATTTCTACTCATGGTTTTTGCCTATTGCCATTATACACCTAAAATTGGTGAGACATGTCTCAAAATTAAATACATTTAGTCAAACTAGAAATTTTGATATCTTTGTTATTTTTTGAAACAGTAGTATATGTAATCTCATCCTTACGTGCAAAATCACGCATTAATTCTTTCCCGATTTTTTCTGGGGAATAGCAGTTGGAAGAAGAATATTTTGTATGAAATCCAACTTCGTTATATTTTTTTTCATAGTCAGTCATTTTATACACCTCCTATTTAGAAACTTGTGACATAATCATAGCATTTTCAAGATGATTTTCAACAATTTTAACCGCAGTAGTAGATGCAAGAGTTTGCATATATGCATGATGGATTGTTAAAACGCAATCCTGCATATCACAGCAATTATCAATTTGATGCTTTCCTAAACTCTCCAAATCAACAATTTTTAAGCCTATATCCTTGCACTCATCTGAGTGGTATTGCCTACCATGAAAATAGGTTTTTGCATGGTCAGATAGTTCAGAGACAATACAAGTCGCTTTATCGGTGCAATTTTCATCATTTTTAAACATTGTACGTTCTAACCATTTTTGCGTTTCCTTACTCGACCATTCCACCGCTTTTGCACAATCTCCAATAAACGCAGGAGGATATTTGCTTATTATAGTCTGCCAGATAGGGAAAACTGATGAATCATTCTTAACCTCTTCAATTGCTTTATTAAATTCCTCTATTACACCAGAGCATGAAACACCTCCGAATTGTGGGTCAATTGGTCCAAGCGCAGATTCTTTACCCATAACTATTTCTTTACTTGAGAGTGCAATCATTGTTCCTGCAGACATTGCCAATTGAGGCACAAATACACGAATATCATCCCCAAAGATTGAGTGTAAATAATTAATAATTGATACAGCTGAAGCAAGATTACCACCTGGTGTATGCAAAATTAAATCTAGACCTTTTCCTTTATCAAGACCATGTATAGTTTGCATAAACGCATTCATATCATTGTCATCAATTGCTACCATATCCGAATTTTTCTGCATAAAAGCCGAATAGTATGCGATTACGTTTCTATCCGTGTATTGATTCATTATCTTTAAGTATTTTCTCCTGACGATATCTAATGGATTTATATCCATAGTTTCTATTTCATACGTCACTTCTTTCCAATCTGGCATATTATCTTTCCTTTTTCTGTATCATACATCCTTGATAGTTAAAGTTCAATTAAAATTCGATGTATCATCCTGTTTATTGTACTTTTATCGCAATACTCATCTTTTGCTATTTCCCTTAAAGTTTTCTTATGCTTGTACCTCTGCTCAATAAGTTTCAACTCCTCAGCGTCCAGCTTGTTTAGTTTCACCTGAACTCTGCTAATCAAGTAAAGTAGGTCTTGCTTTTGCTTTATAAGTTGGTCCTGTTCCTGGAATAGTTCAAGCATATTAATGTCGCTATAGATCCTAGTGCCCTTCTGGTACTTTGCTTCATCCGGACTCATGATCCTAGGACTACCAATCGACGTAAGCTGTGCATCGATTTCAGCGATGCGATAATTCACATCTTCTAGTTGACGTCTGTACTCATAGTGGTTTAGCAGCTCGCGATCAATAACTTGTAGGTCTTCTCTGTATGGATCTTCGTTGTTCATTCCTTGCTTTCCTCCTTCAACCTCTTCTGCAGACTATTGCACTTTACTTGTAGCTCGCTTAGTTGAATTACCGACTTACTTATTTCTTGGTCTTCAGATAAGCCAATGTAGTTCTGCGCGACTGCCTGCGCTCGCCTTGATAGCAACGCTAGATTACTTAAATCTAAATTATTTTTGTTCTTATCCAAGAACGTAACTGTGTAGCCATTTGGAATAGGACCATTTGCTTCTTCCCAAATGAGTCTATGTGTCAGCTTCCACTTATTTGGTTCAGCCACTTTTGTTTGGAAGTAACCATCCGTGTTTTTGACAGTTGTCCCTACTGGAAGATGATTCTTAGGACAATTCCCTTTTTTAAAACGTGTATGTTCACTGTTCGGAATTCTGAAACTATGATCGCCCTTATGTTCGTTGACTCTGCCCTTTTCAAATCGACCAGTTAAAAAACTTGAAACCTTATGCCTTTTCTTCCAAGATTTTACCTGCTGCGGGTTTCGTTGCTCTCCAAAGCGTTCATTGAATTTATTTGTTAGTTCTACATTTCCTATTCCCCTAGCATTATCACGGATCCACCGTTCTTGCTCATCGGTAAAGACTCTGTTACTTTTCATGATTTTTGTTCTCTAGCAGCATCTCTGGAATTTGCACGTTCTCACGTCTTCCCCATTCCATCTGCGTCTTCGTTGCTTCCAATGCTGTTTTTGCGTTGTTAACAAGAACATTGCCAACTTTTGTGATTGCATCAGCTCTTGCTATCTCTTTTTCAAGTTCTTCCTGCGTTAGATCCTCATCGCCTAGTCTTTCTAACTCTGCAAAAAGGTGGTTGTTCAAATCCATTAGCGTATTTCTTGGCATGTTCTATTCCTCCTAAATGTCATACTGCATTAGCTTCTCAACAATTCTCTTGAACTTGATCTTTTAGTTTTTTAAGTTCTTTATACTGAATCATCTGTCTCCATCTCCTGCTGATCTAGCTAGGCTCGTTACAACAATTCCGAAGAAATAGCCTAGTACAAAACATACTGCTCCAGTTAAAAACATTATTCTTCACCTGCTTTCTTGATTTCTATCATCACTCCAGGGTGCCAAGTCCAAATCTTGCTTAGGTTCAATTGAACGATGTTCTTGTCATCTTTGAAGAATCCCAGTTCCTGCATTACGTCCTGTAGAATTTTGTTTGCGTTATCTAAATCAGGTTTATTCGTACACGGCTCACAATTTTTGTGTTTGCCAGCAGGGAAGCCCCAAATGATATTTAATGAAATCGGACCATCAATTGTTTTATTGGGTACATGTGCAGCTAGATGTGCACGATACTTGTTTCTTGCATCGACTGCGCTGCTATTTGCATAAATGGTCTTGGTCTTGAAGTTGACCTTTTTTTGTTGCGCCGTAGTAGTCGGCGGAATCATTTGTAAAAATATCTGCATGATTAGTATTCTCCTTTTTCAAACTCTTCTATAACTTTGATAGATTTTAAAATTCCGCCTACATATTTGGCATGAAATGCTTTCACTAAAGAAGGAGTGTTTAAAGGTTCCGAAGCTTCTATACCTTCAATAATTTCATAGAGCCTACTTTTAATTTTTTCTAATATTTCTCTTTTCATTTTCTTCTCTTCTTTCTCGCGCGTTAGGGATGGAGCGTGTGATGTTGGGAATATGCCCGCACCTCAAGCGGGGCATTTCCCTACTCACACACATCCCTGTCACACACCTGTAAAAATAAAATTTATATTTATATACGTTTTTTTTACAGGTTATTTTGATATCAAAAAAACATGTTATTTTTACGTTTTATAGGTTATGTACATACAACCTGTAAAAAGTTAATTTTTACGTATTTTTGACGGGTTGTTCTCTTTTTGTGACAATCGTTTCTTTTCCTCTTCCAAGTGATTTTGTTTGATATAAATGCTTAGCTTCTTTTAAACGGTTCCAGACAGTTGCTTTCGTAGTTACTAACTCATCTGCAAGCATTCCGACAGTCACTTCATCATGTTCTTGTGACAGATTTTCAAACGCAATCCCAAACTCATTTAACCGTTGATTTGAATTTTCTTCAGGGGTTTTTCTCGCCTTCATTGCACGTTGCCATGACGGTAATTCCTCATCAAGCGGTATATCTGCAAGCAATCCTGTCGTATCAACTGTATGAATCGGATAGTTGAACCATATGTCAGTTTGCTGCGGTTTAGGGAATTCTCTAAGCGTCATATCTACTCGCCAAGCTGTCATTTGTGATGCCTTTAACTCCGCTTGTTGTGTGATGATTTCAATCTGCTTATCATTGAGTTTTTTCTTGATTGTCACAGAATCATACAAATGGCCACCCATCTGTTTTCTGCTCATAAAATCATCATACGGAATCGTTTCGTAGTATTCTGGGCTGTATTGCTTTATGACTCTTGCCCATTCATCACATACAGCTTTGTTTATCTGCTGTTCTGTTACACCATCGTTTAATGGTATCTGAATGAGGTCTATCATTGCATCCGGATCACGTGCGAATACGCCTGAACCACTGGCTCTATCCATTGACTTCTTGCTACCCTGTGAACCTTTTGAATGATGGTGACAGTAAATCACGGCACAATTTAATGCACTCGCAACCTTATCAAACTGATTGGTAAACTTTGCCATTTGTTCTGCACTGTTTTCATCGCCTG